GTTTCTGTGTTAGCAGTTGAATTTCCTGATCCTATGTATCCTCCAAAAGTTATGGTTGCATCTCGTGTTCCTCCAGTACCTGCCCAAGATTCTCTACCAGTTCCTAAAGTTCCACCAGACGACCATGTTCCAACAGGCGCTCCGCCTGTGTTTACATTTTTAAATTGTCCTGTTGTAGAGTTGTAGTAAAAGTCTCCAGTAATCGCGTCAGCGTAATCTGCTGCTGGTGTTGTTGAGGGATCTAAACCTGAAAAAGCCCATTCTTCTGTCGTAACAACAGAACCTGATGGACCTGTTTGACCTCCTGCCATGAAAGCTGATGTTGCAACTCCACTGCCTCCACTTCCTCTTCTTGCCGTTGCTAAATCTGCAACTTCAGTCCAAGATGTGCCATTCCAATTTTCTGTCAAAGCTGAACTTGTGGCTGGTGGCGTTCTTCCACCAAAATAAATTGTTGCTTCTGTAGTGCCTTGCATAGCTCCTGATGCTTGAATCCTAACTGTATTTATATCTGCTATTTCAGTCCAGGATGAGCCATTCCACTCCTCTACGTTAGCTATGAATCCAGGGTTAGATGGACTTCCTAATCCACCAATTAATAATGCTGCTGAATTACTTGTTCCAACTCCAACTCCATAACTTCTAGCTGTATTTTGATCTGCTACCTCTGTCCAATTACTACCATCCCAAGATTCTGTTCTAGCATTTGCATTTGATACTTCATCAGAAGCATAAAATAATGCAGATGTATTTGAACCCGAGGCTGCTCCATAGGTTGTTGATTGAGGAGATGATGGACCTCTTGTTAAAGCGTTTACTTCCGTCCAAGCAGATCCATTCCAACTTTCTGTGTATCCGGCAGTTGTTGAAGTTGATGTTGAACCACCAATAGCTAATGCCGCGGTCGCTGTTCCAGCCCCTACTAGGTAGTCTCTAGCTTGATCTAAATCTGCTACTTCCGTCCACGATGTGCCATTATAAGATTCTGTTATACCTGTTTTAGCTGGTGCAGGTGTTCTACCACCAAAAACTAATCCAGAAGAATTACTAACTCCAGATGCTCCTAATAATCTTCTAGAAGAATTTAAATCTCCGCCAGATGCCCATGATCCTGCATAAGGATTATCTGCCAATGCTTGTGCATATGGAACTGGATCTTCTGTACGGGTTTGAACTTGAAACCCCTTTATACCTTTATATTCAGACATAGCTATTATTTATCCTTTAATAGCCAACCTTGAGTTGAGTCTACGTAAACCAATGTAAAACCAGCTCTCTCGGTTGACACTGTTAAATCTGCTGCAGAACCCTGTATGTTGTGTGAGTTTCTCCCAATAGTTAAATTGTTTGTATCAAACGTACCTGCGTAATCTATAAAAGTTATTTCATCACCAATCGTTCCTGATGATGGTAACGTTGCTGTGAAAGCTGCTGATGTTGTATTACAAAAATATCCTTCTCCAGCTACTGCAGTAAAGCCTGAAGTTTTTACAGCTTGATATGATGTACCACCTGATACTTCAGCAAAAGATAATTGACCAACTGCTGTTGTTCCTGAACCTGTAATTGAAGCAACTTTTAAAAATCTGTCTGCTGTTACATTACCTGTAGGGAACTTTAATGTGTAAGATTGTGAACTTGAGTGGGGCGGAGATTGCAGCTTGATACCGTGGGAGTTGGACTCACAGTTAAGTTGAATTGTTCCTGGGTTTGTTGCACCACCAATTTCTATAAGACCTGTTCCATTTGGTGTTGCTATAATATTTCCGTTTGCTCCATCTGTAATTGTAATATTTCCAGAGTTTGTTCCTGAATTTGTGTCTAAAATTAAATTGTATGCACCACTTGATGTTATAGTAGAGTTTGCTGACCCTGTTCCAACTACTATTTCACCTGTTCCTTTTGGTGATAAAGCTAAATCAACATTTGAATCATCACCTAATGCAGCTACTTTTGGATCACCGCCTGTAGCAGCGTTAGTAACATTCACATAGTTTACAGCTGAAGATGTTGTACTAAAAAATAATTGTTCATTTCCGTTTTCATCTCTAATACCGTGAGAGGTATCAAAGTCGATCATGAAAGAATTAGTATCTAAGTTACCACCTAATTGTGGTGATGTATCATCAACAAGATCACTTGCTAATGCAACAGAAGCTAAGTTTGGATTTGTTCCATCATCAGCTTTTGCATAGACTAAAGATGTTTTACCGTTTGCTACTGCAACAGAGTCACCGGAACCTGTAGCATATTTAAATGTTACGGTTTGAGATCCTGAAGTTGAGTTTTTAAGAATGTAAAAGTTTTGTACATCAAGAGGAATAGTAACGTTTCTTCCTGCTGTTAATGATCCTGTAAATTCTATAATTCTATGAGAAAGCGTTGCACCAGTTGATCCATCTGAAACGGATAAAGTTGTATCACCTGAATCTGATACAGCTTGTGTGGTATAACCACCAGATATCTGCTCTACGATCTGTAAATTTGTATTTGTCTTTGTTCCCCATGTTCCTGCATTTTCACCAGTTGCCTGAAGTTCAATACCTAGGGGTGTATATGTCGATGCCATATTAAGCTGCTTCTCCTGTTACGTCGTTATAGCTTGTATTTGAGCCTGTTGCAACATCTGAATACGATGTATTCGAACCCGTTGAAACATCACTATAAGACGTATTATTACCAGTGTCAATATTCTCGTATGCAATAATAAATGGTGCTCCTACGCTTGCTGTAGCAGAAACTCCTGTTAATCCCATGACTTGATCATTAGGGTCTACTGTGCCTACAGAACTTGTAGTCGATAATCCTGTTAATCCCATAACATCTGCAGGTGTTAAATTACCTGTAGATCCTGTTATGGCTATTCCTGTTGGTGTTGCAACAGCAGAACCTAAACCTACCAATGTTCCTAAACTAGACTCTATTCCTAATCCAGTTAAAATAGCTGCATCATTTGGAACTACAACAGAACCTAATCCACTATTGATTTGTTGACCGCCAGCGTCTGCTTCGTTACTTGTGGTTGCAACTGCTGTTCCTTGTGATGAAGTTATAGCTTGTCCTGTTACAGACACATCTTCGTTTGGTGCAACTGCAGTTCCTTGTGTTGAAGTTATAGCTTGTCCTGTTAGACCCATAAATTGATCTGCAGGATCAATTACACCTATTGCTGATGTTGATGAAACACCTGATGGTGTAACAATAACTTGAATAACGTTTGTAATTGAATTAACAGATGATTGAAAAGATACACCTCCAACTTCTACTGTTTTAGGTATAACTGGTGAAATAGAACCTGTTGATGCTGTAGAAGAAATTCCTGATGGTTCTACTAATGCGTTTGCTAAAATTCCTACTGAACCAATATTAGAAGTAGCACTTAAACCTGTTAATGAAATTGTTTCGTCTGCAAGATTACCGTACTCGCCATCATTCCAAGCTTTTGCACCCCAACCGGTTGCAAGTAAAGCGTCTTCATTCCAATACGCTTGACCCCAGGTGAATCGACTCCATCCTGATTGAACCGACATGGTGGTCCTCCTATGCTAATCTTATGATTGCGTTTGTAGCGTCTGCTGTAGGGAATTGAATTGTAAAAGTTCCGTTAGTCGCTGTTTTGTCAGAACCAAAAGCTATCGCACAAACAGCTGCGTTCGTTGCAGATGAATTGTAAATTAATGCACCGTTAGCTGTAAAAGAAGCTGATGAATAACTTACGTCCGCAAAATCACAAACGGCAGTTGTGCTTGATGCAACTGGGGTTACGCTTGTTAACGTAGCACCACCAGAAGTGTAAGCCGTTCCAGATGTGTTTGTAATTTCTTCTGATGAAGAGAATGCAGTAGTTGATGCACCTAATGTTGCATCACTATCATATAATGCAATTTTAAAAGTGTTACCAGTTGTTGCTGTAAAATTGTGAACACCTTTTAATACTTCTACTTTAAAACTTGTACAAATTGCCGATGTTATTGCCATAATTTATCTCCTAAGGGTTTGGTGAGTTAATTGGTAGTCTGACTGTACCATCTGTATAGTCATCTCTTCTTCGTCTTCCAACTTGCTCGTTCGCAAACTTCTGTACCTCTTGTGTATACTTTTGCTCGTATAATGTCAACATATCTGCAGGACCTTTTAAGAAGCCATAAGTCTCTGCCAAACAGCAATATAATAGGCCATTTGGGAAGTTTAAACTAATATAATTTGTAGCATTACCAGACTCTAAAGTAGCTGGTGCCTTGTTGTAATGAACTCTAAATTTGTAGGTGCTATCTGGTGTAGGAGATAAGAATATACGTCCTGAATTAGTATCACCATCTCCCGTAGCATTACCAAACATAGCATAGTATTTTGGTTTAGCTCTCTTTGATGATTCTGTCGATGGAGAATATTCTTGTAGATATGTAACATCTTTTTTCTCTAACCAACTGTTTGCTCCTGTTGTAGCACTTGTAGAATCGTATACTTGTATACCTCTAATAAACAAAGCTCCTCCTGGAGCATTTATTGTTTCTTGTCCTGTAACTAAATTACCTGTCTGTTGTTTTCTATCTGCATCAATAGGGACGTCACGCATAATTCTATATTGCGCATTTAAAATAATATTCTCTAATTGATCTGTAGTTAAAACATTAGAATCTACTTCTGTATAGTTTCTAATTTGTGTAACTAAAGTGCTGTAACTAATTCCTGCCATTATGCTGCTATCCTTTTGCAGTAATCACAGCTAACGGTATAGTTTTTGTGATTCCAACAATGTTGTTTTTTTAAAACTCTATAAGTAAAAACCATTATGCACTCAATGTAACGGGCCCAACTGAACATCCTAATCCTCCTCCTGATACTCCACCCTTTGTAGCAGTATCTGTATCAACTGTAAAATGAAAAAAATTTGCAACAGAATAGTCACTAGTGTCTCTAGCATCGTTTACATATACTCCTGTTGTAATCGCATAGCCTGCGGCTTTTGCAATATTGGATCCTGAAATACCATCAAAACTTTCTGGGTCAGAATAAGCAAAAACTGCATTCGTAGGTGTGCCAGTTCCTGGCGCTGTTGTTGGCTGACCTCTAAATCTTTTTGTGTCTCCGTTTGTTATGCCATGACCTGGAGCGGTAACATTTATAATTCTTGAACCTGCCTCATAAGTTTGAAAAGCATCTGTAGGTAAAAAGTAAGATACATCATTTTCTGCTCTAGGTGGTCTAACATTACGTAAAGATATTGAATCTCCGTTCATTGGTTTTGGTTCTAATTGTGGTTGTTTTGGTTCAAATTCAGATACATGAACAAAAGAACCATTCCACTCTCTCACCATTTCTTTGTACGGAAACTCTAAACCAGATCTATCTGATATTGCTTTTGCATATTTACCTGTTGCAAATTTAGCCATTATGTTCCTGGGTAATAAGCTTTAGGTGTAATATATGTACTTGAAGCTGACCCATCCTCTGCTAAAGCTCTAGCTAATTCATCTTCATAAACTAGTTTCATAGCTTGAATTAATTCTGGTTTATATTTTTGTGCAAGATAGTATGCAAGACCTGAAACCATACAAGGCACAAATCTAAATGGCACATCCGTTGCATTTGTATAATCACCTACATCTTGTATTCTTTTAATATAATAAAAGTGCATGTCTTTAGATGCGTTTGTAGAATCTGGTGTTGGATAAACGTGTATTCTTACTTTGTCTATAAATCTTTCTACCCAATATTGATTAGGTGTTCCTTTTGATAGTTTATTTGAAAACGCTGCATAAGTAGATCTATCTACTTTTGTCATTGGTGAATCTGATTGAGTTGTTTGTGTTCTGTTAGATCTTAGCTGTGCTTCTAAGACATCAGACATTCCAAATACATTACTTGGTGTGGATGTTGCACTTGTGCCATCGTCAGATGATCTAAAAAAATCATACTCTGCTTGTCCTTCTATAAGATCTAGGTCAAGTTCATCTATTTCCCAATAATGAATACCTCTGTTTCCCCATTCTTGAAACAAAATATTAAGAGATCTTCTTGCTGATTTTAATTGGTAACCAGCTACATTCTGTAGTCCAATACGCTCAAAAGATTCTTCTACTATCTCATCAATAGCAAAAGTCTTGTCGAACGTAGCTGTTCCCGAAGTAGTGTTAGCCATTTAACTCCTTAGCCAGTATATCCAAGTGTAACAGAACCTGTACCAGATATAGTTGCGTGAATTGTAGTCTCAAATCTAATACCATTGCCTGGAACATAAATGTCTAAACCTTCTGTTCCAAAGTGTGCAATAAATAAAAGTGCTCCTGAGTTATCCGCGCTATCTCTTAGTTCAAGTTGTCCACTAGCATGTCCCTTAGCTTGAATGTAAGTTATTCTTGCAGGTCCAATAGCAGTAGAACCACCGCCAATAGTTTGAACTTGGCCAGTAGATGTTATCCTTGTAAATCGTTGATCTGACGACATATTTTATCTCCTTAAATTTAAGT